ATGTGTGTTTGTGTACCTAACTCTAGAAATTTCGGTGTATCTTCTACTACTTTATTGTCTAAAACTCTTTTAAAATATTTTGGGTTGTCTATGAAAGTTACAATAGATGTAGTTCTAAGTCCTGTCCATCTTTCTTGTAATTTACTATCCATTTAATATGTTATTTATAGTCTCATCGACTTGTTTTTTATTACTTGGTATATATAAGTCTATACCAGTATCTTTTATTATGTATTTAAACATCTTTAGTTTTAAAGGCCATTGGTCATTACCATATCCTTTACACTCTATTACCCATCTTTTGCTCACAAAGTCAGGTGTATATGTCCAAGGACGTATTTTATTAGAATGCATTTTAAGACCGTTTTTAGACGATTCTAGACACTTTCCTATAAAAGTGAAGTTAGGCACCAATGTATATGTTATAGTCTCGTAATTCGCTTCTAAACCATGTTTAATAAGTTCCTCATAACAATATAACTCTAGGCCACTACGAAAGTTAATACCATATTTAGTATGTTTCTTAACATTTCTAATCTTGCCTTTACTAACTTTCTTTTTGCGTAACATATAATTTTGTATATGCGTCTACACTTATACTTGCTAACATAACACAGGTACTTTCTATACCTTTTTCTTTACAATAATCTGTAATATCTTTAAAATTTCCTTCCTGTGGTAAGTGTATATAAGATAATTTATATTTATCACTTAACTTTTTTGCTGCTTCAATGCCTGGAATATCGTTGTCATAGAATATTATTATGTTTTTAAACCTAGATTTAAGTATATTTATGACATTTTCTGGTATATTAATAGTTTCTGCGCAGGGTGCAATAGCAGGTATCCCCAGTGAATGTAATAACATAACATCTTTAGTAGCTTTGCTTATTATTAATAAATCACCAGTTTCAGGTAACTGCTCAAAACCGGATATATCATAACTGGAACAATCAGATAACCATTTATACTTTTTATTTGTTTCTAATGGATTGTATATCTTAAAACTATTGAATATTTTATAAGCATATGTAGGATTATCAGATGTACTAATTTTTACTGATACATCATTTACAAACACTTCTGCTGCTTTAAAAACATTAAACTTCTTAAGTATTTCTTCTGTTATATTATATTTTGCCCAATATTCTAAATCTGTTTTACTAAATTTAGTACGTCTTATACCTATTGTTTTTCTTTTTTTAGCAGGTATAATATACTTATAGTTACTAGATTTATTATTTAAAACTAAGTTTATATAAATATCTAATATAGTTTCTTTATAAGTACGTTTGTTTAACAGTTCTTTTACAAACTTAAAGCAATCTCCACATATATCAGATTTTGCCAAATCCTTAAACATTATACTACCATTTCTAGCTTTATAAAAGCCAAAAGATGGGTTAGTATCATCCGTTCTTAACGGACTGCTATATACTTTACCTAATTCTATATTAAAACCTAGATAGTAAGAGTAGATACTATAATCTGATACTTTACTAAGTATATTATCCTTAGATAAAAAATTTCCATTAACTTCTATATTGTATAGCATATTGTATATAATATAGGGCCAGTTTCCCAGCCCTATGATTTATATTTATTAGAAAGGACTTTTATCTACAGCAGGTGTACTAGTGTATTCTAATACATTTTCTACTTTAGTTTCTTTATCCTTCATAATAGGACGTTCCACTTGATCGGAAGTTAAAATTCTAATATTAGAATCTTCTGTTGCGATACTCATAGGTTCAATAAAAGTATATTTTGGATTGTTAGCCATGCTAGTAAATCCTTTTTTATCATATACAATTTTAACCCTGAATAACTTACCTTCTGTTTTTCCATTAATAGCCTCGCAAACTCGTTTAGCCATTTCTTCAAAACTAGAAGCTTTTAATACAAAAGAATCTAAAGGCAATCCTAACACTGCTTCTACAATTTGTGTTAATTTTTTAACCTGTCCTTCAAGTACTTTTATTGTATTTTGCTTCTTAATATCATCTAATTGATCGAATGGTATATTTGTTTTAATAGGCCATTCTGTGTGAGATAGTTTGTTGTTTTTACTATCTACTATATCAATTGCCAAAAATTCACTGCCTTTTTCTGTTTTTTCATATCTAGCACCTAATATAGATACATTTTCATGTATACCTGCTTGAATATATTTAGCATTGCCTCTTTGTATTTCAATTTTTGAAGCGTCTACGTTGTTGTAAATTCCCATATAACGTTATTTTTATTTTGTAAATATTAAAAAATAACACAAACGTAGCTTTATATTAAAAATTATGTAATATCTCCTTAAAATCTCTTCGATATAAGCTGTGAGAGTGTAGTTTTACCCATAATATTCTGACATAGTATCTATGACAAGTTTATAATCATTGGGTATTCGTTGTTCTGTGAACATCCCTTTAGGAGTTCTACAGGTATTTTTACCGTTACTTTGTGTATTAAAATAGTAAGAAGGAATCCCATCTTTAACAACTACTTCAGAATAAAGTACTATGTTAAATCTTCCCTCTACTACTATTTTTTCTCCTATCAACTTACCACCTATAACTTTGAAAGAGGTTCTACGAATTCCTTCATCGTCCATAGTAGTTTCAGTATGTGCTAAAAATATAACTGTTAAGTCATCCCTTAGTTCATCGGCACAAGTAAGAGTAGAGAAAGTGTCTAATGCCATTTCTGTATATTTTTCAACAATTTAAGATCTAACACTTTCATGCTAGTTTAGACTATATCTTCAATTTTGAATCGCTTTTTATATAAAAGATTATTATTTCTACATTTTAAAAGTCTACTATTAGATTTAAAAATTGGAAAATTATGTTTTAATTCTTTTATCGAATCAAAATAAAATTCTATATTTTTAATAGTATCTGTTAGTTTAACTTTTGTAAATCTTGATGTAACGTGTTGTCCTATATTTTTGGGATATATTTCATCTGTTTTATATCTCCATTGATATACACCTCCTAATCCAGACCTTTGTAAAGCAGACGTAATACATCCTCTTTTTAATTTTACTTTATTACATGCTTCTTCTATACTAGAAAATTCTTTAATAAATTGTCCATGTAAATCGTATTGTAAAATAGAAACTGTATATATTCCTCCGCTATACCCACCTTCTAATGTATTGGTTAAATTTTTATTTTTATACTTATGAATCCAATATTTTTCTTTTTCTTGCCAGTTATTTTCTGTAACTGCTTCTAAAATAGTTATTATTGGTTTTATTTTTTCAAAAAGTAAACTTCTAATCCAATTTAACTTATAATTATTAGATTTGGAGCGTCTAGCTTCATTTATATGATCTGTTAATCTTTTATTTAATTTGTTTTTAGTTTTACCAACATATCTTATAATTTTTGGATATCTTGGATCAATTAATCCATAAATATAAATATTTTTCATATTTACATATACGTACTAACTAAAAAGAGGTTTCAAAAATGCGCACCGTTTCCCAAGAATTTAATCTCAGTACTCTCTTTCGAGATAGTCGTTGAACCTTCATCCTACTAGGATGCTTGGCTGCTGATTGCCCAATTTTTATCTTTTTTACTATAGTATAATCATTACTGTTATACGGAGTAGATAAAACTATAAGGGTATTCCAGTCAATTAGATGCGTTAGGGCCTGATAAATTAACCCTTTTTCTTTAGCTTTAGACATATACTCATTTTCCATCATAGCTGTCATTGTGTCTATAATAATAGTTTTTATAACAGTATGTTGTTCAGATATCGCTTTAATTAAATTTCGCAATATACTAGGATTACTAGTTTCGTAGTAATTACTAGCTGTTAAGTCTAATTTACCGTTATCTTTTAAAACAGTTTTGTAATTTATTTTCCAATTTTTGAATGGTAAACCTTTTTTATCGCAACAAATAATAAATGTTGTTTTTGGGTCCAAAGACTCCGCAGCGGTTGTTTTACCACTGCCAGGGTCTCCTAGACTTAAGATTTTATAAGCCATTCAATAATAAGTATTAGTATATATATTCGTTTATACCATAATATCCAGGAATTGTTATATTACCGTAAGTACCTTGTTTTATTACTACAGTATCAGCTGTATTCTTGCTAATAAATTTAGTACCTACTCTAATCCAGTCAGGTGTAACAGTAATATCCTCAGATACTTGTTTACGTTCTTTCTTTAAAACTGGTTCATTCTTATAACTGTGTTTATTCTCAAGTAAACTCATTGTATATAAAGTGTAACCATTATTGTTTACAGGATACTTAGCAGCTAACCTACGTTTGGTACTTCCAAACTCAGTTATAGCCTCGATTATATCGTAAGTATCGCTATCTAAACTATAAGCAGAAATCTTTTTATAGTTCTGTAAAGCATATTTCTGTGTGGACCGTATTACATCAAAACGATCTTCTGTACCAAATAATAACACATCTTCTTCTTTGGTATACCCAATAGGTGCGTTATTATGACGAGTATAATTTGTTCCATCTCCAGAAATAGTTAATCCTGCTTTTTTAGCTGCTTTTAATATCAGATTAAATTTATAATCTGAATTACAATCAATTAAAACAGCGAATTGATTACTAACCATTTTATTTTCTTTTTTTGGTTCAATGCCACCTGAAGGTGACAACATGGTTCCAAGTAATTTAAAAAGATCTTCACTATTATAAGCAATATATGATTTTTTAGACATTTTTTAAAAATTTAAATTATTTGTTGTTAATTCAACCTCATCTATACGATTATATTTAAGGTTATTTGTAAAAGTTATTATACCTAATTGTCCTTCTCTGTTTTTTAGGATGTGTAAATAAATCAGATTAGTTGTTGGCCAACCTTCAACCCCATACGCAACTAAACCCAACAATTCAGGACGGTGAAGTACTATTATATAATCAGATCCTTGAAAAATTGAATCACTGCCAAAAATATCTTTACGCATAGGAAAATGCATTGTAAAGTTTTGAATTCTGTCAGGACTTTCTATATCTCTATTCATTTGAGATATTTGTATAATAGTGTTTCTATGGTATTTTTTTAACTCCATAAATAAATATTGAAGTTTTGAGATAGTTTCTCTTTCTGATTCTCCACCTTTACCTTTTGTTAAAAGTATGTGGTCTAAGATAATAACTACCCATTTATCTTTTCCTTCGTGTTCACAAAAATGTAGTATTGTTTCTCTAACATCCTCAACACTTCCAGGAATATCTACATAGTATATTGGATACTTTGAAATAATTTCTGCTTCTTCCTTTGCTTTTTTATATTGTTCATCTGTTATACTTGTGTATAAATCTGAAGTAGTTATATGTAATTTGTATGATAGTTTTCTACCTACTTGACGAGCACTTATCATTTCCCAATTAAAAGATAAAACTACTAAATTAGCCTTAGGATTTAAATCAAACAAATCATTTTCAAGACTATTAACAAATGAACTTTTACCACTTCCACTTATACCAGCTATTGTATAAATTGCATTCGGCTCTATACCACCCATACACTGTCTATTGAATTTATTCCAACGAGTACGTAATGATTGTATATTACCATTTTTCCTATCTTTAATATAGGACATTATTTCATCAGTAGATTTACTGATATGCTTATAATTTTTATAATAAGTCTGTTCCATATGTTTTTTTCTCGTTTCCTGCTACTTGTTCATCTGCAAGAAGTTGAAAATATGTTTGCCACTCTTCTGTTTTTAACCAGTTAGGCAGAGACTTAAAGTATTTTAATGTATTGTTTTTAGTTCTAAGTTCTACTTCTTTTATTAATGCTTGCAAAATCATGTCATGTTTTAGATAACTATTTTTAGTTATACGACTATACCTAATTCTACAGTTTTTTTGATCTGTTCTTAAATAATCTGTATTACCACCAGGTCTGACAACTTTAGATGGGAAATGCCTTAACAATTCATCAAACATATCTTCCTTAATAACTTTATTAGACAAATTTTTAAACTTATCTGTTACTAACAAAGACGTTACCTGTTCAGGCATTCCTTTCAACCATCCTTTTTTGATCAAGCTTTCAATCCAGTCTTTGTCGACAGGATCTACTTTTATATATTTTAATAATAAATGAAGTTCATTCTTTTGTATTAAAGAACAAAATAAATGCTCTTTAATTGTTGAATTATTATCCATTAGTATGGATACATCTATTTCATACATCTATTATTTTTTCTATAACATTTATATTTCCTATAATTTTTTTTCTTCATAAATAAATTTTGAGGTAGTGAAGTTGTATAATCTATTAAAGATATAAATCTATTATTATCATCCTCACATAATGTTATATTAAAATCTTCTTTAAGATATTTTATATACAACGGAGCTTTACATTTAGAATGTTTAAAATCCATATGCATATTTAAAAAATCATTAGAATCTCTTTTATTGTGTATTAGCACATTATACACTGTTTTACCTGTTCTTTTACCCTTACTTATTTTAATAGGTAACATAGATGTTTCTGCTATATCTTTTAACAATACTAAACATTTTCTATCATCTTCTAAACTATGTTTAGTAAATTTATAAGGCTTCAGTGTATCATTAGTTTTTAATTCTCCTAGAATATTATACATAATTTTGATTTTTAATGAGCCCAGTATGTTTCTATTATAGTATTAGCTGGTATCTTAACTTTCTTACAGAAAATACTAGCAGATTCTTCCATACTATCTTGAAGTTCTTTAGACCAACGTTCTGAAATAATTTTATCACATTCTACGTTAATTTCATCATGGATTGTATTTACTAATTTTACAGTAGCATCTTTAAGTGGTAATATACCTGCTTTTAACAATTTATTCCTATATATAATAAGAGATACTTTAGTTATTGAGGCAGCTGTACCTTGTATCTTAGTGTTTTGGCATTTTCTTTTAATAGAACCTTCTAATTTTTTTAATTCTTTTTCTTCTTCCTTTGTTTTGAATCTTTTTTCCTTAAGTTTTATATAAGGTTGCCATTCTATTAGCCATCTTAACCTATTTGATACATCATCTGTAACTATATAACCTCTTTGTAATCCATATTTTCCAGCATCATCAAAGAATACTTTTAAAGATGGAAAAGCTTTGTAAAACGAATCAATAAGATTCTGTGCTTCTGCTTTTTCTATTTTAAGTTTTTTAGCAATTGTCCAAGCACCTGCTCCAAACGATATACTAAAGTTTAGTATTTTACCTTTTTGCCTATAAGCTTTATTTTCATTATGTTTAGTAACTATAAACTCTCTACCAAAAGAAGCAGAGAACATTTTTGTAGCTACGAAACTATGTATATCACTACCATCTTCGTTAAAAAACTTAATATATTCAGCATCATTTGCTAAATCTGCCATTACTCGACTCTCTTGTGCACTAAAATCTGCATTTATTAACACTTTATCCGTATTGTTTGTACAAAACGCTTCTCTAAAAAGAATAGAATCAGGGTCTTCATCCTTATTACCCTTAATATTTTGCATATTTGGGTTTCTACTACTTATTCTGCCTGTGCCAACTATCTGGTTAAAAGATGTTCGTATTCTATTATCTAAATGTAAATTTTCTTTTATAAATTTAGCCCCAAATGATGTAACTACTTTTATTTCTTCTCTATATTTTAGTAAAGTATCAACTATTTCATTTCTATTGTCTAGTAATTCTATAGCTACTTTACCAGAAGAATCTTTACCGTACTTATCTTTAGGGTATATATCAAACACATTGTTAAGTACTTCTATTACTTGTTGGTCACTATTCCAATTTATACATGACATTTTTTCGTCTATTCCACCAAATATATCTAACTGTAACCCTAGTTTTTTATAATTTCTACCTTTTTCTGTAGAAATTAATATACTATCAAGTTTTTTTTCTGAAAGTTTAGCACGAATTTCGTACTTTTTAACAACCTCCATCCATTTTATAGCATCTAATTCAATGCCGTTATATTCTATATCAGCTAAAGCAAGTGTTACTTTATTTTCTATACTACATACTTTATGTAAGTTGTATAAATTTATAGAAGCTTCTTGTTTTTCTTTTATTCTAAAAGGTACTCTAACATCTTCTGCTCCATATATTATTTGGGCATAAGTAAAAGGTCTGTCTTTAACCAAAAGAAATTCATCTCTAATAGTTTTATTCATACCCTCATTGAAATAGTGTTTATTTACACCGGCTAATGAAAATCTATGTGTTTTTCTTACTACCTCAAT